CTTTATGATACTTGCGAGTGCGAACAGAAAAATATATTTAGGATATTTTCAAAAAAGATAGGTGTTTATATTTGGCGTTTAGAAAATTTTAAATACTATTTAAAAAATATTATAAAGAAAGTTAAAGTTGATGAAACTAAAGATGAACCTATTGGCGATTATATTCCAGAATTAGAAGAAATTGCATATCAAAGAGAACAAAACAGAAAGGTTGGTAAGTAATGAGTGTTAAGACAGTTGATGTTGGGGCTTGGAAATCTCATAAAGAAAGTTGGAAAGAAAATCTTGAACGTTACAGAAAAGAAAGACAGGAACTTAACAACAACGCAGAAGTTAATAGTAACACTAAAAGATTTAATGCAGTTGATGTAAATAAAATGCAGTTGATTAGTAACAACATTGATATTTGTTTATTGAACATTGATATTTGTACAATGCAAATCAAGATTGCAGAACTACAACAACATAACTTTAAGTTGAAAACTAAATCTTAATCATCCCGAACTAACCGAAGGAAAGCACTTGTTTAATCGCAGGTGCTTTTCTTTTTTGTCCTTCGTTTTTTATATCCTTCATTGATTTATTGTCAGGGATTACCATCAATTAGTTAAGTTAACTATATATCTACAGTATTAAAACAACTAGGGTACACTACATCTAGTATCACTACATAATGTATGCACAATATATAGTATGTGTAGCAAAATGCATTAGGTCTAGGTCGCACACACACAGGATTTATGTGGGCTTTCACATAGGGGGGTTAAATGTTGGGGTCGCTTTATATTTGTGTATACCCTCTAAGAATATGCTGTTAACTAGGTACTAAATATAGTGGTACTACATATAGTGGTGTACCTAATAAGCTAGTAAAGCTAGTAAGTGTAATCTTAAAGTTAGCTTAGTTAAACAAAGTAAACATTGAAAGTACAGCTAACCCTGTGCCACTCCCAACCCAACCGAGTGCTATTCAATTTAGTAGCATAAAACAATATGTGGAATAATAGGCTTTAACCCTAGTTACTATGGTCCTGCTAGTCCACTTTGTTAAGTGTTATAATCAAAAATCCTTTTCTAATAAGCAGGAAGGAAATCTTGCTTGTTGAGTTACTATACCACCTTTTTAAAATAATGCTAGGATTTAACTAATGGGGTTTTTGTATAGTAGGAGTTTCCTCCTTTCGCCTACGAAATTTCAACAAAGACCCCATTAAATTTCACTTATGGTAAACTAATTAGGTAGACATTCTGTCTTTCGTAAGACAACAGTTTACATCCTTTCTGATTGACAGCAATATGCCCTCTAGTAATAGAGGGTAGCTGTTAAAACTTTTAACATTGACAACCCTTATTTATAAAAAAAATTTTTTTTTACACACTTAGCTTGGGGGGGAAGCTAGTATAAACATACTTTTGGAAAGTCCAAAAGTATCGTGTAGAGGTACACGATTAGATATGAAAAGAAAAGGCTTTTCATCAGAAAAAATAATGACAATTGTGTGTTAAGAAACTGATGGCTAGTTGATTTGATATTTCATATTCTTTCATAAAACAGTAAATGGACAGACTGTACGTGCAGAACCCCACTTCGGTGGGGTTTTGTGTTATAGTAATGAGTATGGTTATAGACAAAAAAGGTAAGAAAAAATCTTACGCTAAGAAAACTAAAAAATATAAGAAGATGTAATTATGCCTTTTACTAAACGAGGTAAATATTATTATTCACCTAGTGGTAAAAAGATGACCCTCAAACAAGTACAAGCATATTATGCAAAAACAAAGAAAAAATAATTGAGTACATACGATATACCTTGTCCTATGTGTGGAGTTAAATTAAAAATTGAAAAAGGTCACGTAGTGTGTAGAAATAAAGAATGTGTTAAATATGGCAAATAAAAAATTATGTTACGCAGCAGGTTGTCATAGACCATTACCACCTAGAGCAAAAAAATATTGTTCTACACGTTGTGCTAACAGAATTAATATGCAAAAGAAACGTGCTAGAAAAGCAGGTAAGGAATGGTCACAACAAGATGATGTACTTGAAATACCTAGTAGAAAAACAAATGTACAAGCACGTAGAGGACAAGTTTATAACGACATAATTGAATCAGGTTTAGCTGCAGATATATACACAGAAAAAATAACAATGCAAGAAGTTGCAGAGATATTAGGCACAACAGTTGGTGCAGTATCTATGGCATTTTCTGCATACATTGAAGATTTAAAAACAAAGAAAGAACAAGATAACTGGAAACTACCACAAGTTGCAGAAAAAACATTAGCTGACTTTGAAGATTTTAGACAAAGATATTTTCAAACAGAACAAGGTATAGCATACGAAACACCTGAATTTCACAAGAAGTGGATAAATCAAATTATGAATGCTATAGACAATGGTGGACAGCAATTAATATTATCACCACCACGACACGGAAAAACAGATTTGTTAATTCATTTTGCAGTATGGCTTATTTGTAAAAATCCTAACATTCGTATTTTATGGGTAGGTGGTAACGAAGAGATTGCTAAGAATGCTGTAGGTTCTGTACTTGACCAACTAGAAAGTAATGAATTATTAATTGAAGAAATATGTGGACCTGGTGCAAAATTTAAACCTACATCTCGTACAGGTAAGTCTTGGTCACAAAATGGTTTTACTGTAGGTACTAGAACTGTAACTGGTATTAAATCTCCAACTATGGTTGGTATTGGTAGAGGTGGTAAGATACTTTCTCGTGATTGCGATATTATTATTGCAGATGACATTGAGGACCATAACTCTACAATGCAACCATCATCAAGAGAAAATACTAGAAGTTGGTGGACAACAACATTGTCATCAAGAAAAGAGGAACATACTGCTATGGTAGTTATTGGTTCAAGACAACATTATGATGATTTATATTCACACCTACTTGATAATCAAAGTTGGGTTGCAACTGTAGAAGAAGCACACGATACTGCTTGTAATTTACCTGATTGGAATGAAGAAGAACATATTGATTGTATGTTATGGGCAGGTAAAAGAACTTACAAATGGTTAATGGATAGAAAGAGAGCTGCAGAAACTACAGGTGGTAGAGCAATTTATGAAATGGTTTATTTGAATGTTGCTATGCCTGATGGTTTAGCTTTGTTTGATAGAGAAGAAATAGAAGCGTGTCGTGACCAAAAAAGAAACATAGGACACATACCACAAGGTACAAGACTTATAGCAGGATTAGACCCTGCATCTACAGGTTATCAAGCTGCGTTCTTATGGGCATATGATTCAGTAACAAACAAATTACATATGGTAGATATGAATAACAATTTAGGTGGTGGTATTCCACAAGCACTAGAGATTATGAAAGAGTGGTGGTTAAAATATAATGTATCTCATTGGGTTATTGAAGAAAACGGATTTCAAAAAGCAATACGACAAGATAAAAGTATTAGAGATTTTGCATCTAAGCACGGAATATTTTTAGAAGGACACGAAACACATAAGAATAAATTTGACCCAATTTATGGTGTTACTGCTATGCGACCTATGTTTCAAGAACAAAATATTTCTTTGCCATATCTTAGCTTTGAAGCACAAGAGAAGGTAAACTTATATACAAGTCAGTTAGTGTACTTTAGTTCTGCTAAGAATAAAAGCAAGAGTGTGGGTACAAAGACAGACATAGTTATGGCTAGTTGGTTTCCAATGAGAGCAATTAGGCGTATGCAAAAAGAACGCTTTGCAGAGTTAGGATATGATTATAATCCTAGCTTTTCAGGGTACGAATCTAGTATGATGGATATAGATAATTGGAGATAGATGCCACTTAACAGCGATAAATTATATGACAGAATAGATTACCTAAGAGTTATCAATCAAGAATCACTTATTGATAGAAGTAGAATTAGGGATATTATGAATGGTGGTGAAGCAGCAGTTAAAGCGTTGCTAGGTAATACAATTAATGTAGAATATCACGAATTACCTGCACCTAACTTATTTTTAACTGCACTAGAAAGATTTGCACAAAAACTGGGTAGAAGTCCTGATTTAAAAGTTGATATAATCAACGAAAAGGATAGTGAAAGAGCAAAGAAAAAATCAGAGAAGCTAGAGAGAATTGTTACTGCTTATGATAAATTTCAAAAGCTAGATAAACAATTACCACAAGCAGCAAGATGGTTACCTGGTTATGGATTTATTGTTTGGACATTAGGTCATAGAAGAGATAGAGATGGTAATCCATATCCATATGCAGAACTACAAGATTCGTTTACTTGTTATCCAGGAACATTTGGTAATGACCAACAACCTGATGAATTAGCAATTATACGTAGAGTTCCACATAGAATATTAGCTGAACAATATCCTGAAGCTAAAGCATATATTTATCAACAAGCAGAAAAAGGACAACAAGGTTTTCAAAATCCATACTCTGCTTTACTTGATAGTACAGATAGAGCAGGAAGTTGGGCTAACTCTACAGGACACGGAAAAGTATTAGTTCAGTATTATGACAAAGAAGGAACGTATATTTATCTTCCTGAAAATAAAAAAATTATAGATTTTATTCCTAACATATTAAGGTCAGGTCCTGCGTTTATTGTTGCTAAACGATATGCGTTTGACCAAATGCAATCACAGTTCCAACACATAACTGGTCTTATGGCAAATATGGCAAAGATTAATATTCTTGGAACTATTGCTATGGAAGATGCAGTATTTACAGAAACAAATATTGTAGGAGAAATTGAATCAGGTAAATATAGAAAAGGCAGATTTGCTGTTAACTATTTAACACCAGGTTCACAAGTGTCAAAGCCTGTCAACAATCTACCATACCAACTATTTCAACAAGTAGATAGACTAGAGCGACACTTGCGACTTGGTGCTGCATATCCTGTATCTGATGATGGTCAATCTCCAAACTCTTTTGTTACTGGTAGAGGACTAGAAGAACTAGGACAATCTGCATCACTACACGTTAGAGAATATCAAACAGTATTAAAAGATGCTTTAGAAGAGATGGATGCTAAACGACTTGAATATGATGAGTTAATGTTTGGTAATGTGCGTAAACCTATTGCAGGTAGGCATAAAGGAACTGC